ACCCGCCCAACGATAACGACGGCGTGAGCATACTGGAGGTGGACGACGATGCGGACGGCTGACGAAGTAGATCTGCTCATAGAGCAGTACAAAGCGGAGGAGTTGTCCGTGCCTGAGATCATTGCCCGGATTGCCCCGGAGTGCATCGGCTGGCCATACGTTTTCGGAGCGTGGGGCGAGCTCTGCACGCCAGAGGGACGAAAACGCCGGATGTCGGAGAAGTATCCGACCATCAAATCCTCCTGCCAGTGCCTGCGGGACAAGGACAGAAAGGACACATGCGCCGGATGCAAATGGTATCCGGGCGAGAACAGGGTAAGGATGTTCGACTGCCGGGGCTTCACGGACTGGCTGCTGAAGCTGGTGGGGATCGACCTGAAGGGCGAGGGCGCCACCAGCCAATGGAACACGGCGGCCAACTGGCAGGAGCGCGGGGAGATCTCCCAAATGCCGCAGGACCTGGTGTGCTGTGTGTTCAGGAGGCGGAAGAGCGACGGCGCCATGGAGCACACAGGCATGCACATCGGCGGGACCAGGGAGATCGAGTGCGCACACAACGTGGAGGAGGGCACCACCACCAAGGGCTGGACACACTACGGGATCCCGGCCGGCCTGTACGGGGACCTACCGAAACATGAACAGCGCAGGACCCTGCGGAAGGGTGCCCAGGGCGATGATGTGCGGGAGATGCAGGAGCTGCTCCAGAAGTGGGGCATCAACGTGGGAAATATCGACGGCATCTTCGGCAAGCAGACGGAGGCGGCCGTGAAGGGATTCCAGAAAGCGCAGGGACTGAAGGTGGACGGCATCTGCGGGCCGGCGACCTGGACAGCGCTGGAGCAGCCGGTGGCGACCTATACGGTAACGGTGGAGGGCGCGACATGGGCACAGTACATGCAGATCCGGGAAGTCTGTCCGCTGGCGACGGTAAAGATGGAGGGAGGCAACGCATGAGCACCTACTACAACGAGGAGACAAAACGCTACGAGAACTATGAGAACGCGGTGATCGCGGCGCTGAGGGCCATCGACGGGGCGCTGCATTCCGGTGAGACGGAGCAGGTGCCGAAGACGCAGGTGGACGACGGGGAGAATACGGGAGCATAAGGGCCAAAAGGGGTATAGCGGAGAGCAATCTCCGGTGATACCATACAGACAGAGGGCGAAAGCCACGACCGGCTGAAAGGGCCGAGAGAGGAGCAGCAATGCTGAATTTCATGAAACGCCATTTCCTGTATCCGGACGGCGGCGGCGCGGGCGCAGCCGGAGGCGGGGATGGAACGGGCGGGATGGGACAGGACGCCGCTGTCCAGGAAACGGCACAGGCCCAGGGCGGCCAGGAGCCGAACGCGGAGACTGCCAAGCAGGATCCGAAAGCACGCGCAAAAGCCTACCACGACATGGTGCGGGGCGAGTACAGGGATCTCTACGACGCGGATGTGCAGAAGATCGTGCAGCAGCGGCTGCGCGGCGCAAAAGCGGCCGAGGAGAGCATGGGCAAAATCGACGGTGCATTGTCGGTTCTAAAGAAAGCCTATGGCGTGGAGGACCTGGACGCGCTGAGCAAAGCCATCACAGACGATGACCGCTTCTACGAGGACGAGGCCATGAGGCGGGGGATGGATGTCCAGACCTACAAGGAACTGAGGCAGAAGGACGAGGCCATCGCCAGATACCGGGCTGAACAAGAAGCGGCGAGAGAGCGGGAGGAACAGACCCGACAGGTGATGGGCTGGAGAGCCGAGGAGGCAAAGCTGAAGGAGACATTCCCAGATTTCGACCTGGAGACAGAGATAGACGCGTCAGGCGGCGAGCTGTTCCAGATGCTGAAGCGGGGGATTTCCCTGGAGCACGCCTACATGGCACTGCACATGGACGACATCGTGGGCAACAGTCTACAGGGCGCCATGCAGCGGGGCGCACAGATGACCATGGACGCGATCCGGGCCAACGGCATGCGACCCAGCGAGAACGGCGCAGGGAACACGCCGGGCAGCCGACCGAACTACGACCTGAGCAAGCTGGACAAGGCGAAAATGAGGGATATCGAGCGCCGGCTGATGCACGGGGAGGAAATCACGGCGGACAAGCTCGGCCTGATGTAACACAAGAAAGGAGCGAGAATCATGGCTGATTCCCAGAGCAATACCAACATCGCGGGTACCGCGACCCATGTTGGCGGCGTATACGACGCTTCCAACCATCGGTATAACCTCAACGACGGCACGACGGCGAACCCGTTGAACCCTACACTCAAGGAATACTATGTGAAGACGCTGCTCGAGAACAGCGAGCCGAAGCTGGTCTATGCCAAGTATGGCGATCAGTATCCGCTGCCCCAGGGCAACGGCAAGCGCATGGAGTGGAGAAAATTCTCCAAGCTGGGCAAGGCGCTGACCCCTCTGACTGAGGGTGTGACGCCTGTGGGCACCAGCCTGTCCATGAGCACGGTGAACACCGCGATCAACCAGTACGGCGACTGGATCCGCCTGAGCGACATCGTGAAGCTGGTGTCGCTGGACAACCTGGTGGTGCAGGCCACCAAGCAGCTCGGCAGCCAGGCCGGCCGGACCCGTGACACCATCGTCCGGGAAGTGCTGATGGGCGGCACCCAGGTGCGCTATGCGGACAAGATCGTGGCCACCGTGCCAACGGCCGTGACCACGCGCAGCGGGCTGGACGAGACGGCGCTGATGACGCCGGAGCTGCTGATCAAGGCGGCGACCGACCTGGACGCCATGGACAACGACGGTGTGGACGGCGGCGAGGACTATGTGGCCATCATGCACCCGTATGTGGCCTATGACCTGATGCGTCATCCCGAGTGGCGCGACTGGCAGATCCAGCAGAACGGCGGCCGGCTGTATGACCGGGAAGTGGGCCGGATCGGGAAGATCCACATCATCACGACATCGGAGGCCAAGATCTGGAATCCTGGCGCGAATAACAGCAGCGCGGCGGCGACGGCCAATGCGACCATGGGCTGCCCCACTTACACCTACGAAACCAACAAGACCGGCTACCTGTCGGTGTTCGGCACCATCGTCATCGCGGCGCATGCCTACGGTGTTACCGAACTGCAGGGTGCTGGCCTGGAGCACATCATCAAGCCTCTGGGCGCCGGCGAGGACCCGCTGAACCAGCGGGCGAGCGTGGGCTGGAAGTGCACCTTGGCCGCCACCCGACTCAACGAGGACGCCATGGTGCGTATCGAGAGTTGCTCCAGCTACTCCAAGACCGCTGCGGCGAACTGATGAACAGAGACAAGGGGAGAGGCTACAAGCCTCTTCCCTGTCTCCAATGAAAGGAGATCAGCATGGCCACCAAGAAGACGAATCCTGAAATCGAAAACAACGAGGAGGAGACGCCTGTGGAGAATGCTCCTGTGGTTGATCCGGGCGACGAGCTGGTGACGGTCCAGCTCTTCAAGGACAACGAAAAATACAGTGCTGACCTGTTCGTCGCGGTGAACGGGGAGCGGATCCTGATCCAGCGCGGCGTGCCGGTGCAGCTCAAACGGAAATTCGCGGAAGTCATCGAGCGCAGCATGACGCAGGACGGCATCGCGGAGACGATGATGCAGAAAATGGCCGCCGATTATGAGCGGAACACGGAAGAGAAGACCCGGCCGGTGTAAGACCGGGAGGAACACGGCAAATGGCCGCTGCTGGAAAGGCGGCGGCCATTTTTGGAGGGATGGGAATGACCAGACAGCAGGTGATCGACCGGGTGAAGCGGGACCGGCCGGGAGAGAGCACGGACGCGGAACTGAACCTGTGGATCGACCAGCTCGATCTGCGATGGACGGATGAAGTGCTGGAGACACACCTGCCGGAGATGCACCCGGAGCAGGTGCTGGATCTGGAGGACCTGAGCGACACGGCATGGTGGGGCAACGACAGCAGCGTCATGGGATACGGCCTGAAGGTGAAACGGCACGGGCCGGTGATCTCCATCCAGGGCAAGGCGACGGCGTCCTGTGAGATTTGGATCAACGGGCCGGAGCTGGAGATGGCGGACGAGGCGAGCCCGCTGTGGTCCTACGGGGCGCCCATGGTGGGACCGGAGGAGGGCAACTGGGTGCTGAACTACGGCTACACGGCGGCGGACGACAGCACGGTGAGCCTGACCATGGCCAAAAGCGTGAACGGACAGGCACTGCTCGAGACAAGCATGATCATGCCGAAGGGATATACGAGCACGACAGCCAGCAACCTGAGCTGGCATACCATGAGCATGTCCCTGCAGATTGCGGCGGACACGGAATTCCGGAAGGGCTGGGCGGTGGTTCTCCTCCTGAACGCGGAGAACAAGCATCTGCCGGCGAACTGGCTGCGGGGTATACAGCCGGACATCCTGCTGGGGAAAACTTTGCTGATTCCGGAGATCGACCGGGAAGTGTACATCCACTGGCTGTACGCGAAAATAGACTATCGCCTGGGCGAGATGGAGCGCTACAACAACGACGCGGTGATGTTCAACATGGCCTGGACGGCAGCGGCAAAGCGCTGGCACAGGCATCATCTGCCAAAGGGACGGCAGGTGGTTCACAACATCTATGGGCATCCCTTCCCCTGGCATCCGGTGGAGGATCCGCTGAACCAGCGGGGAGACTGGTCGAAATACTGAGGAGGGAAATTATGCTGCCGACACTGCAGAACTATCAGAAGCGGCAGGTGACGGCTGTGCAGCTCGGCGGCCTGAACCTGACGGAGAACAACGCGGACGGGGACAACGGAAGTAAATATTGCGACTGGAGCTGGACGCAGAACACGGACACGGCCATGGTGCCCATCATCCGCCGGCGGGAGAAGCGGATCCACATCGGGCAGTTGGCAAAGCCCAACGGCATCTGTGCGCTGGACCGGCTGTGCTTCGTCTACGGGGAGAAATTCTTCTGGAACGGGTACTACTACGGGGATGTGGAAGACAGCGAGAAAATGCTGGTGCCTATTGGCAGCGACATCTGCATCTTCCCGGACAAGGTGATCTTCAACACGGTGAGCCTTAGCTTCCGGGACATGGAGCACACAAACAGCATCGACAGCGGGGCGGTGAAGATCAAGCTGGCGCAGGCGGACGGGAGCGAATGGCTGCCGGAGCCGACGGCATCGGCCACAGCGCCGGCAAATCCGCAGAACGGGGACCATTGGCTGGACCTGAGCGAGAACCCCATCGTGATGAAGACCTGGAGCGAGGCGGCCGGCATGTGGGTGGACGAGTACACCACCTGTGTGGCGGTGGAGGCGGACGGGATCGGCGAGGGCCTGGCGGTGGACGACGCGGTGACGGTGGAGGGCCTGACGGTGGGGAGCCTAAACGGCACCTGGCAGCTCCTGGCGGTGGACGATGACAGGATCGTCTACACAGGCGTCATCAGCGAGGAGGAAGAGCAGGACGCGTCGGAGGATCCGGTGACCGTGAAGCGGGAGACGCCGGACATGGACTTCATTATCGAGCACAACAACAGGCTGTGGGGGTGCTCCAGCGAGAACCATGAGATTTACGCCTCCGCACTGGGTGATCCGACAAACTGGAGACGGTACGCGGGGATCTCCACGGACTCCTGGGCGGTGACGGTGGGCACGCCGGGACCCTTCACGGGCATGGCGGTGGTGAACAGCACGGTGTGCGCGTTCAAGGAAGACTGCATTCACAAGGTGTACGGCACCATGCCGGCCAACTTCCAGACAACGGTGGACCACTACCGGGGCGTGGAGAACGGCAGCGCGAAGTCCATCGTGAAGATCAACGAGCTGGTGTACTACAAATCCGTCTTCGATGTGTGCTGCTACAACGGCACGGAAGTAATGAGCATCTCCAAGCCCTTGGGCACGACGGTGTGGAAGAACGCGGTGGCCGGAGCGAATGACCGGCGGCTGTACATCTCCATGCAGGACGAGGACGGGACATGGCACCTGCTGACATACGACACCACCACAGGGCTGTGGATGCGGGAGGATGGCGTCCAGGCGGTGGGCTTTGCCTCCTGCCTGACGGAAACCTTCATGATGGCGGCGGACGGCGGACTGTGGGCGCTGAGGAGCGCGGAGTACGCGAAGAACAACTTTCTGGAGAACGATGACTACACCATCATCGGACCGAGCGGGGAGACATTCGAGGCTGTGGAGGAGACGGACGCGGAGTGCCCATGGATCCTGCGGACCGGGGAGATCATGGCGAGACTGCCGAACAACCAGCGGATAGGCAAGATCGAACTGCTGGTGGACCTGCCGACGGGCACCACGATGACGGTGAAGGTGAAGAAGGACAACGAACCCATGGAGACGGTTTACAGCGTGGTATCCGGGGATGAGCGGCGCTATCCGCTCCCGATCTATCCCAGGCGCTGCGACCGGCTGATGATTGAACTGAGCGGCACGGGGCCGATGAAACTGTACAACATGAGCTGGCTCATCGAGGGCGGCAGCGAGTATGGGAGGGCATAAGCATGGCGACGAAACAGAAGACAACGCCAACGTATGACACGCTGGGCGGCCTGAACCTCATCGGGAATCGGACGGGCACCCAGGTGAACCTGCCGGTGAACACCGGCGGCGGGACCACGCTGAAAATGCCGGCGACCAACCAGAGCAGCATTGAGGCGGGGAAGAAAACGCTGGAGCGGATGCTGGCAAACCAGGGAAAGACCAGCACGGGCACGGGCAGCACCGGCACCGGCAGCAGCACCAGCAGGACAACCGCGGTGGCCAACGGGTACTATGTGCCGGTGAAGAACCCACGGGCCGGGGAGTACGCACAGCAGGTGGCGGAGAGCTACGCCAGGAGCCAGCCGGGGAACCAGCCGGTATGGGAGGACAAGTGGCAGCCCCAGATCGATGCGCTCCAGGGGGGACGCTACGGTCCCTATGAGAGCCCGTATCAGCAGCGGATCGACGGCCTGCTGGACCGGATCCTGGACCGGGGGGAATTCCAGTACAACTGGAGCGACGATCCCCTGTACCGGCAGTATGCGGCGCGGTATCAGCAGCAGGCGCGGCAGGGCATGCAGGACGCCATGGGCCAGGCGGCGGGGCTGACGGGAGGCTACGGCTCCACCTACGGCCAGGCGGCGGGCCAGCAGGCCTACGGCCAGCAGATGCAGGGCCTGAACGACGCGGCCATGCAGCTGTATCAGCTGGCGAAGGACCGATATGACACGGAGACGGCCCGGCAATTCCAGCAGATGGGCACCCTGGAGCAGCGGGAGGCTGTGAACCGGGGAATGTACCAGGACGACAGGGACACCTGGTACAATCGCCTGGACGCGGACATTGCCAACCTGCGGAACAGCCAGATGATGGGCTTCAACGTATACCAGGACGCGGCGGACCGGGAGATGGCGGAGCGGCAGGACGCGTGGAATAAATACCAGTACTGGAACGCGCTGTATGAGCAGCTGCAGCAGCCCATCTACCAGTGGAGGAGCAACGCGGCAGCCTACACCCAGGACACGGCGGACTTGCTGGCAGCCATGGCGGAGGAAGAGCAGCGGAAACGCCTGCAGCAGCAGCAGCAGAGCATCCGGGAGAGCAACATCGTTCGCAAGGCCAATAATCGGGTGCAAATGGACAGATAAGCGGAGGGAAAAGGGATGGCTGGAAAACTGAAGGAAATGGACCAGGCGACGCTTCAGGAGCTGCTGGCAGCAACGCGGCAGATTCAGGATCAACTGAAGTCGGGCGGGAAGCAGGACAGGTCTGCCATGGACAGGCTGCGGCGGGAGGCGGCAGCAGTGAAGGCGCAGCAGCAGCTGAACCAGGCGCAGCGGATCCTCGTACAGGCGAATCCGGACCATCCCATCAGCGGGATCCTGTCAAACCCGAACACCAGCCAGATCACCAAGAACAGGATTGCGGGGAGAATGCTGACGCCGAACAATCCGCTCCAGGAGCGTGAGGACGACAGAACAGCGGGCATGCTCAGCCGCCTGGCGCCCAGGTATCTGGGCCAGCTGAACACCCAGACCAACTATACGCCTACCAGTCGTCAGGCACAGCGGGAGGCGCAGGCCAAGAAAGCACAGCAGGCGTATGGCCTTTTGAGCGTGGCCACCTCGGACGAATACCAGCGGAGCCAGAACCGGCCGGGGAGCAACAACGCGACGCCGGGAGACATGGCCAGGCTGGAGGCGAACCGGGACGCCATCGGCAGGCGGCTGGCAGACCGGATGGCCACCGAATCCTCCGGCTGGAGCGCCGAGCGCTCACGCAGCAACGCGGTGTACAATTGGCTGACGAGTGAGGACGGCCGGAAGACCCAGGCCTACACCGACTTGATGACAGCCGTGCGGGGCGACCAGGTGGGGCTGCGGAACATCCTGGAAAACAACTACCAGGGAGCACGGGACCGGGCGGAGCAGGCCATGCGGGCGGACCTGCAGGCCAAGGAACAGGCGGCACGGGAGCAGGCGCTGGCCAATGCGGACGCGAACCAGGAGTCGGCCTATCAGACATGGCTGAAAAGCGATGAGGGCAGGCAGACCGCTGAAAGAATCCGGGTGCAGAACGAGGGCTACCTGTACGACGCGGTGGAGCGGCACGCGGCGGACCTGGAAGGCAACGATCTCCTGGACGAATGGAGAGAGGATCCGGAGAACCAGGAGAAGCGGAAAGCGCTGCTGGACGAGATCGTGGACCTGGAAACCAGGGCCGAGTTTGCCATGGCCTACGACCACGGCCAAGGCCGGCTGGGGCGGCTGCAACAGCAGGCGGGCGAGCTGTCGGAAAGCGCCAGGGGCGCCAGGCAGGCCCACTGGCAGGGCGGCGTGGACGACCTCATGGAGCTGGTGTATACCCTGCGGAAAACCAACCTGTATGCGGGGGCATCGGAATACAACCGGACATGGCAGGAGAAGCAGAACCGGCTGAACCAGCTGTATGCCATGCAGGCGGCAGGCTATGGCCAGGGCGCTGACCTGATCGGAAACGTACAGGCGGCGGAGAACATCCGGGACGAGATCGCGGTGCTGGAGAACGACCTGGCGGTGATGAGCTACAGCGGGGCCATGCTGCAGCCGGATTTTGATGTACGGAAAAAGCCCATCGGGAGCTATATGGATACGGACAGGTTCTATGCGCAGCTCGCCGGTGATAAGCGATATCCCATCCCGGATCCCAAAGATTGGCACAATGCGGACGCCTTTGAGTGGAATGTCGAGATGGGACCTTACTATGAGGAGATCGGGAAGAACGGAGCCACACGGATGGACTTCCTGACGGGTATGAACCAGGCGCAGAAGGACGTTTTCTTCTACATCTACAACGACCCTACACAGGGCAAAGAAAAGGCCTATGAGTACCTGGACGCCATCGCGCCCAGCGTGCTGGCTGCCAACGCGAAGGCGCAGGCGGCGAAGGAGCAGCAGTGGGCAAGCGACAACCCGTTGGGCGCCATCATTCAGGACGCTCTGGCCAACCCGGCCAGATCTATCGATGCAGCGCGTTTCTGGTGGAAGGACCTCACCAGCCAGGGTGCACTGGGTGCAAGCCCCAACGATATGACCACAGGAAACCAGAGGCAGGTCACCGTACATCGTGGAGCCACCAGCGACTGGGCCTATGAGTTCACCGGTGACTGGGCGGTGAAGGGCATCAACGCATGGAACAGCGCCACGGGGCAGAAAAAGCTGGACCGCAAACAGGAGAAGGAAGTGCGGGAGGCCTATGGCAATGCTGGACGTTTCCTGAAGGAGGGCCTGGCGGACAGCGGCCTGGACAGCGCGGTGAACATGGGCATCGGTGCCATGACGGGCATGGGCGTGAGAGGCCTCCTGGGATCCCTGGGCGTGGAGATGACACCGGAGGTGCTGGGATGGATCAAGACGCTGACGGTGCAGCCATCCGTCTTGCCCATGTCGATCCAGGCAGGAGCAGCAAGGCTGCAGCAAGCCAAGGAGGAGGGCTATTCCGACTGGGCGGCACAGACCAAGGCGGGACTGACGACCCTGGGCGAGTGGCTGACCGAGACGGTGGGCATGGAGTGGCTGGTGTCCAAAGTGCCTGTGTTTGGCAGCATCGCCAAGAAAAACGCATTCCTGGCCGGTTTGGCGGCGCTGGTCACCTCCGGCGCGGCGGAAGGCATGGAGGAGATCGCAAGCGGTGTCTTCTATGATATTACCGAGGGCATGGCCAACCTGAACGAGTCCGACTGGGCACAGAAGCGGAAGGACGCCACAACGGCGCTGCGGAAGAAGCTGCACCGGGAGCCAACCTCCGGCGAGGTGGACACGAAAGTCTTCTGGGACGAGTGCGCGGACCTGGGCCTGCAGGCGGCATCGGCAGCCATGTCGGCGGGCGCATCTGCCGTGTTCAGCAATGCGACCAGCAAAATCAGCACACCGGTGCAGGCCAGACGGAGTACCAATGCACAGGTGCAGGCGGGACTCATCACCCAGGAGGAGCGAGCGAAATTTGAGCGGACCCTCCGGGAGGGCATGGCAGCCCAGGCGCGAATCGCCCAGGCGGAGGAGAACCACTGGGAGCCGAGGCAGGAAGACCTGGACGCGGTGAAGGCGCTGGCGGAACAGCAGGACGAGCTGAGACTGAGGGAGCTGGAACAAGCGTCCGACAGGCTTGCCACGGAGGAGGCAGCGCGGCTGGGCTTTGAGGCGGCAGCACAGGAGACAGCACAGACGCAGGAAACGACACCGGCGGCACAGGAGACAGCACAGACGCAGGAAACGGCGCCGGCGGCACAGGAGACGGCACCGGCGGCACAGGAGACGGCGCAGACGCAGGAAGAAACGCCGGAACAAAATAAGCGTGCACAGTTGGAGGAGGAACTGCGCAAGGCACGGGCAAACGCGGAGACAAAGCGGACGGGCATGGCTCCGCAGGGCGTGAGGGTGAACCTGGACAGGCTTGCACAGATGAGCCAGGAGCAACTGGACGAAGAAGTGCGGAGACTGGAGGCAGAACTGCAGAATGCGACGACAGAACAGGCGCCGGCACAGGAAACGGTAGAGCCTGCACAGGAGACGGCGCCGGCGGCGGTGTGGACGGAAGAAAACCAGGCAGAGCTGGAAAGACTGAACATTCAGTTTAACGAGATCTTTACGCTGATTGGGACACAGCAGGAACTGCTGCAGCAGGCGACAGACGAGCAAAACGCGGAGTGGCAGCAGGGAATCAATGCGGAGATTGAGCGCCTCAGAGGAATGGCGCAGGACATCTATAACCGGATAACGGAACTCAATAACCAGAAAACGGCCGCACAAGAGGCAACGCAGGCTATGCCGGAGGGCCGGGTGGAGGGCCTGCCCATTGATCGCCAGGTGGAGGCTGACATCGCGAAAATGAACGCGGAGCAGCAGGCACAGGCGGAGCAGGAGACAAAGCAGGAAGAAGCAAAGCAGAGCGACCGGGAGGGACCCAGGGCGCCTGTTCCTGCTGTCATCCGGGCGAGCGAGGACGGACCCACCATGGAGCAGGTGTCCAAGAGACTGCAGGCGGAGCGGAACCAGATGTCCATGACGGTGGACGAGCTGAAGAACTACTACCGGATCATTCAGGGCCTGCGGACGCCTGGCCTGACCGAGGAGCAGCGGCAGGAGATGAAGGACCGGGGCGATGTGGTCATGGACGCCAGGGTGGCGCGGAACCCGTTTGAGGCGCCGGCCCGCATGGACGGCAGGCAGGTGACGGTGACCGGAATCGAGAGCACCGGCAAGGACGCCACCGTGACGGTGAAGGACGGGGACGAGACAACGACGGTGCCACTGAAGAATGTAAAGCTCAGAGGCACCATGCGGCAGGTGTACGAGCGGGCGGCGGCCTATACGGATCTGGACACGGCCAGGCTGTATCTGTACGGGTGGCAGATGTCCAACACGATCACGCCGGGCCTGTATGCGAGAGCATTTGAAGCGATCTACACGGCTGGAAGGCTGGGGAACAATCTGAACGCGCTGGAGCAGCAGGCGGCGCAGAGCCTGCCGGAGGAGATCGCGGAGAGCATCCGGAAAGCCGGCGACCGCGTGCTCCAGCAGACCGAGCAGGAGACGGGGCTGAACGAGGAAACCACCAACGCGCTGCGTGAGGCGGTGGACGAGATCCAGAACAGGGAGGACAGGAAGAGCGGACTGTACTTCGACGACGATGTGGACCCGGCGACCATCAGGCGGGTGAAGCTGCTGGACATTGTGAGCCTGGACGACCTGGCCAGACGGCTGGGGACCAGGATCCGGATCATCTCGCACATCGAAGTCGGTAATACGAACCAGGACCTGGCCAATAACGGCCGGGAAGGGCTGGAACTGGCCATGACGGCGGACGCGGCGATGCACGCCAACGCGGAATTCAACCCGTACACGGGCGAGATTACGGTGGCGCTGGACGCCATGGAGAACGGCATGTTCACCAGCGCGACGCATGAAGTGTGGCACTACATCCGGGAGCTGGGACGGCAGGCGGAACAAAAGGGCGACACGGCATTCGCCAGGGAAGTGGAGTCCTTCGGACAGGAACTCCTGAAGGTGGCCAGACGGAGCGACAGGAACTTCAACCTGAGCCGGCGGGTGCAGCAGATCATCCGGCAGTATGAGAGCGTCAACGCGTATGGATTCCGGGAGTCTGACCCGGAGGATGTGAAAAAGGCGTCGGCCATCGAGGAGATCCAGGCCAACGCGCTTTTCGCCCTCTCTGACCGGATACTGTCGGACGAGGCCATCGAGGACATGGAGATCCGGGAGCTGGCGGAGAACCATCCGAATGTGATCAAGCGGATCCGGGATGGGCTCATGCGCTGGACGCGGGCCATGAAGAAAACCATCGAGCGGATCAGCAAGGGATACCGGGAGACATCTGCTTTGCTGCAGGCGGACGAGGAGAAGCTGGACAAGCTGGCGCAGGGCTTCAGCCGGCTGGTGGAGATGGCCGGACAGCGGACCTATCAGCAGACACAGGGCGAGCATGAGACGGCACGCCGGATGAGCCTGGAGACGCAGCGGGCCATGGAGGAGGCAGAAAAGGCAGCAGAAAAAGCCGGCATGGTGGCGCCGGAGCAGATGGTGTACTCGCTGGCGGGACAGCAGGCCCAGGGCCGGTATGGCGAGCTGGTGCGCCGGGCGGAGGAGATGGCCAGGGAGGGCCGGAGCGACGAGGAGATCCGGCAGGAGACCGGGGCCATCAAGGGCTTCCGTGGGAGATGGTGGGCGCTGATTGACCGGGAAGGATTCCGCCTGAAGGAGGACGGCATCGAGGACCTGCGGACCATGACCCCAAGGCAGCTGTTTGAGAGCGGCGGGGCGAACCTGGCCAGGATCCTGGACGCGCCGGAACTCTTCGAGGCATACCCGGACCTGAAGACCGTGGGTGTGCAGTTTGAGCAGATGGAGCCGGGCGAGTGGGGCTTCACCATCCAGGACGGGATGAGCCGGGGGATCTACCTCAGCGAGGCGCTGCTGGACCAGAGCGACTGGCAAGAGCAGATCACCCAGGTGCTGCTGCACGAGGTGCAGCATGTGATCCAGGGCCTGGAGGGCAGCGAGAGTGGAGCAAATGTAAGCCTCTGGCGGGATATCCAGAGCGCATACAAGACAATGGCGTTTGCGTTGTCCCACCGCGTACAGGACTATGTCAGCACCTACCACTTGGAGGGGATCCTGGAGCAGGTGCCGCTGACGGAGGACTTCCAGCCGGACACGCGGCAGATGAGCCAGGCGGAGATCGAGAGCTTCAACGAGACGGTGGACCCGGTGATCTGGGAGATGCTGCGCAACGACATGCAGACCCTGGCGAAATTCCAGCGGATCGACCCGGAGAACCACACGGCCTATGAGCTGTACCGGCAGACGGTGGGCGAGATCGAGGCCAGGGCGCAGGAGGAGCGCGGTAAGTGGCAGCAGCCGGACTACCGGGGAGCCGTGGCGCTGGAGGACTACTTTGACGTGGGCCGGGGGCAGGTGAGGTATTCACTCGGAACCAGAACAAAGGACGGGGACGAGGTTTTCTATGATGACGGAGCCGACACAGGAAAAAACGCGAGATATTCGCTGCGGGTGACGGATCCGGACACGCTGAGAATGCTTGACGGCCAGCCACATATTGTGACCTATAAGACCATGAAACTGCTTAGGGATCCGGTAACGGGAGAGTCCAGACTGTATCCGCCAAAGGCAACCATGGCAGGGCGTGGTCAGATGGAGGATTACAGCATCCTCGGACAATGGGAACAGGCTGTCGAGCATCCGGAATGGATCAAGCTGGACAAAAAAGGAAATCCGTCATTCGATCTTGTGGAGTCGGGGAGCAAAACGACGGCAGCAAGATACAATCCGTATATGCATTCCAGCAATCTGATGATCAACGACCAATTCACGGGAGCATATCAGTATGATGACGAGGGGTCGAAGCTCGGACGATTCGTAACCGTGGAGTGCTGGGTGCCTCAGAGCGAAACGACAAGCGGATATCATGCACAGCACGCGAAAGATTCTGTGGGCTGGCATCCTTGGCATGCGGGTACGGTGGCCGGAGCGATCCACCAGGAGAAAGGCGTGGAACGGCAGGTGTTCCTCAGCCGGTGGATTAAGCCCGTACGCATTGTGCCGGACGCAGAAGTAGCTCAGCATTACAGGGAACTGCTGGAAGGAACGAAAGTACAGGTGCCGGATAACGTGGTTCCTCCATCCTTGCTAAAAGCGCTACGGGAGGCAGGCGTACCGATCAGGACAACAGGAAAGGTACCGGGACAGGGACAATCTGATGTGCAGTACAGCCTGGCGGCGATGGACCAAGACTACATGGCGGCCGTGGAGCGCGGGGACACGAGGACGGCGCAGAGGATGGTCGAGGAGGCGGCCGAGCAGGCGCTCGCGGAGAGCAGAGTCAGAGACAAGAGCGGCAGACTTCTGAAAATGCACCACGGAACGAGTGCAGACTTTACTGTGTTCGACCGTGAAAAGATCGGCAGTACGGGACGGTTTGAGGGATCCGGTTTCAACTTCACGCCATACGAGAGCAGAGCATCATCGTATGGCAGAAATGTGCTGTCCGGATATCTGGACATTCGGCATCCTCTGTCCGCCGAGAAAAAGACCATAAGCGTGCTGCAGCTTGCGCAACTGATCCGTGAAACAGACCCGACAGGGGACAACATCATTTCAAACTACGCACGGGAGACGCGGGATTATGGCACACCGGAGTTTATACGCCGCGAAGCGAGGATAGCAGCCAGGCAGATTTGGAATTTTGCTGAAAACGATGTTGACATCTACTCAGAAATCTCTGCATCAGATCCTGATGCGGTAAGCCTGATTGAGAAATTCTCTGCTCTGGGCTATGATGGCCTGATCCATTACGATGAGAATGGAGACATCAAGACGGCGGTGGCCTTCAGCTCCAACCAGTTCAAGATGGCGGAACCCGTGACGCGGGATGACCAGGGCAAGGTGATTCCGCTGTCACAGCGGTTTAACCAGGGGGAGCAGGATATCCGGTACAGCCTGCAGGCAACGGATATGGAGGCGACCGAGGAAGAGATCAGGCAGGCGGACAGGACCAACAGGAGCGCAGCGTCTGAGAGGACGGGCCTGAAGGTGGACGCAGGGACCCGCTCTGCCTACGCCGACACCCGCTTCAGCATGCGGACGCACATGGAGTCCGAGTATGTGACCGACCGCGAGAAGATGATCCAGATGGTCATGGCATCAACGAAGCGGGACCGGGCGACCGTCAGCAAGTGGTTTGACGATGTGATGGGCGTATGCTCCACGATCCTGGCGAACCGGGAGCGGCTGGACTACCTGGGACTGCGGGACGCGGAGGGCCATCTGGTTAACAAGGCGCTGCACTCCAACCCGGAATACGGCGGGAGCATCGACATGAGCCTGATCTGCGCGAAGCGGCGGCTCATGACCGGCACAATCGACGCCATCCAGCGCCGGCTGGGGGACAGCGGATTCCTGACGGCGGACGAGATGATGACGGTCCGCAGAATGCTGCTGGCCAGAGGCTACCAGGCGGCATGCGGCCTGTGCTTTGTAGAGAGCAGCCGGAAGAACATGGGCAAGGTGATGAGCGAATTCCGCCAGGCGTACATGGCAGAGCACGCCAATGACGGCACCTACATCCCGTCCATGACGGACATCAACACGGTGGACGGCCTGGCTGATCTCCAGATCCACCATCCGGATGTGTACCGTGACCTGACCACATACATGAACCGGATGGCGCAGCGCAAGCCGAAAATGTACGAAGTGCGGACGGAGTACGACGCCGACATCCTGAAGCGATTCCGGAACGACGAGACGGTGGAGGCGAAGAACAGGGCAGGCGGCCTGCGTATCAACAGCTTCAGCGATTTTGAGATTGTCCACCTGATCGACATGATGCAGGTGATCATGGACATGGCAGCGGTGGGCCTGGCAGGACAGGCGTACACCAAGGTACCGGATTTCGCGCTGGCGCTGGGCAGGACGGGACTGAAGATCAACCTGAGCCTGATCTCCAAGGGCGTGGGAAAGGATGGAAGGATCATCTTCGATGATGTCGAGGGCATGCCGCATGAGAAAGCCTTTGAGATCCGGGAGATGTACAGCAAGAACGTGGGCACAATCCTGGTGGTCTTCACAGAGAAAGAACTACGGGCGGCGGTGAATGATGACAGGATCGACTTCATCATTCCGTTCCACAGGAGCCAATGGAAAAAATCGGACTATCCTAACCTGGGGCTGGCGGCGGACACCAGGGACTTTACCATGCACCAGAACGAGCGCTGGCTCCATCCGAGCAGGCACCTGAACGCCAACGGGAACCGGACGCGGCCGGAAAACTTCAAGCCGAATGAATACTGGCGCTTCGATCTGTCCGGGAGGGAGAACGCAGAGCGCTATCTGAGAATGTGCGCGGAGCAGGACCGGCGGCCGAAATTCGCCAAGTACCTGGTGGACAACCACGACGGATCATGGAGCCTGCCGGCGGACGGCAGCATGGATGGGTACTGGAAACTGCTGATCGACTTCAAGATGTACGACAACGACGGAGTGGGTGCTCGGCAGGAGCCTGTGGTGCCGGACTTTAACATGGACGAGTGCGCACGGATGTTGAGGGAGTACGAGGGCGGCCATGACACGTTCCCTGTGGCGGACGATGTGGTGGAGGCATTCCTGGCGCAGCGGGACAAGAAGCTCAGGCAGCGTAGGGCAGGCATTGGCGAAGAGGAGCAGGCACAACAGAAGAAAGACCGGAAGAAGGGCGGAAAACAGGAAAGCGGACGCTTTGCACTGTCTGCGCCGGTGGAGTATACGCGGGATCTGGTGGCGGTGCACAACCTGGACGAGCGCGGACTGCTGGCGGACCTGCGGATGGGCGGATTCCCCATGCCGAGCATCGCGGTGGTAAAAAGGGAAAGTGGATGGCACAACTATGGTGACATCTCTGTCGTGTTCGACAGACACACGGTAGACCCGCAGATCAACCCGAACGCGAGACTGTACGGAGGGGACGCGTACACGCCAACGCTTGGAGCGTACAATGCGACATCTGCAGAGGACGCGCTGCAGCATCTCCAGGATCAGCCGGAGCGCGGGCAAATAACATCACGCAGCTCAATCCCTGGAACGTTGATGGATTTTATGCAGTATGCAAACCTTGAACAGGCGCACGCGGACCAAGACAGTTACCATTTGCCGAGCGATATGACAGAAAAGCAATATTACGACAGGGAAAGGAGAAGAAAAAAGGCAGAGGAGCAAATCGAATATGCAGAGCATGTGCTTATGCTGAAACTTGCAGAAACAAACGGCGACACATGGTATGGTGAAGAAATCGACCTTCCGCCGGCGCCGGAAAGAGCGTATGTTATCAGGGCGATGCTCGGAACAATGGACTGGTACAATGCGGAAAGCGCAAGAGAAAAACCGACAGGCACAGCTTTGGTGGAGGCGTTCAACCGCGAGCTGGAGAAAGCAAGCACTATACACACGTTCGAACCAGAAGTAAACGGACTGCAAGTAACAGATGAAAACGCGCAGCTGCTGGAGGAACTGCTTGAAGGGATTCATGCAACGTGGAGAGGGAACTTCCAGGAAGGAAAACCTAATGAAATCGTTGGATTTGACCATGTAAAGCTCGTTATAGTGCCGGATTCGATTAGCACGAAAGCCCTTCTGCAACTGGACAGGCTTGGTATCCGCTGGGAAATGTACGCGGAAAACGAATATGGGGACGCCAGACTGTTTGTGCTAAACAGATTCGTGGACGAGTACGAACTGAAACGCCAGAGGCAGAACATAGACGAGGAGAATCCGGACAACTGGGGGAGCCAGGTGCGCTTCTCTCTGAACGGCGTCGATGAAACAAGCCCGGCCATGGACCAGTTGATTGCGGAGAACCAGAAATTCAGGGATCTGGTGGCGCAGATGGTCAGCGAGCTGAACAACCAGGAGCAGAGATCCACGGCACAGCTCACCAGCAAGGCCAACATGCGCAGGCTGGCTAAGGAGCTGAAGGATCGGTGGCAGGTGAGCCTGCCCATGGGCGTCATGACGGAGAACCTGAGCCGGATCTTCATGGGACTGACCACAGCACGGACGCCGGCGGAGGCACAGGCAGCCATCCGGACATTGGGCGACTTTGTGAAGGACGCGATCATGAACGCCAGCAGCACGGACACGACGGACTTTGACCAGTACAGCGAAGTGCGGGCGAGGATCCGCTCCGTCAGGGTGACGGCGCAGACGGCCAAGGAGGCATATGGTGACTGGGAGAGCTTCAAGCGGAACGGATTCGGCAGGGTGAAGCTCGTGAGATACGGCGAGAACGTGGACGCTGTGTATCAGGAGATCGTGGACAACTGGCCGGGACTGATCCGGGACGGACTGACCGGACAGGCGGACCAGCTCAACGCGATGCTGGACTTCCTGGACGCGACGGAGATCCATGTGGTCAATCCGTATGAGACGGACGAGGCGGCCATCAGCGGGTACGGCATCGACCAGGCCACCAGGGACCTGTCCATGCACCTGCTGCGGATGTTCGCGCAGGGCGGCACCGAGGGCCAGGTGGAGGGCGTCTCCTCCAGACGGATGGAGCAGCTCAACGGCCTGCTGGACCGGGCAGAGGTGACGGTGGCGGACACCAACCGCCAGCTGACAACCGCCGGCTATCGCGGCATGACAAGCAGGGAGTATGAGCAGCGGATCCGGGACGTGCGCCAGCGCCTGCAGGAGAGCCACGAGGCGGTGCAGCAGCGGAACGAAACCATCGCCCAGCTGCAGCAGCAGCTCCAGACAGCCAAGCGGGAGACCCGCAACGCCCAGGAGACGGTGCAGGTGCTCCGCCAGCGGCTCCAGGACAACCAGGGCCAGCTCAACGCACATGAGAAGGCGAGGCTGCAGCAGCAGATTGACGATGCGGAGCAGAAAGCCAAGGCGGCCCAGCGGCAGGCGGACGCGCTGCAGCGGCGGATCGACAGGCGGAACCAGACGGAGGAGCGGAACAAGGTGATCCGCGAGATCCTCCGGAGGAAGAGCAGCCTGATGAAGAAGCTGAACAATCCGAATGCCAACGGATGGGTGCCTGTGGAAATGGTGGAGGCTGTCACCGAACTCCTGCAGGCGGTGGACACCGAGGGCCAGATCAGCGGCACGCCGAACCAGCCGCTGTCCGCTCAGGCGCTCCAGCGGGCCAAGGCGGCCTATGAGGCGATCAACAAGGGAAACAGCAACGGCCAGCCGGGACCCATGGCATCCTACTACAACGGCGACTTGGCACAGACCTTTGACGAGCTGGCCAGGACGGCGGACGGAAAACGGGTGCGGGACCTGACCCAGCAGGAGCTGGAGCAGCTTCGGGACATCGTGGCCGGATATGCGGCGGCGGTGATCAACGAGGACAGGATCTTCACCCAGGGCAGGAGCGACAGTCTGCGGGCCATGGGCGCGGACATGATTGAACAGGCCAAGAACCGGATCAGGGCACGGGGCGAGGCAAAAGTGCAAGGCAGATTTGTGGAATGGCTCTCACAGGCGACAGACCGCGGCCTGCTGAAGCCCGTCACAGTGTTCGAGCGGATGAAGGGCACGGTGCTGGGCGAGATCTGGCAGAACGCGCTGCGGCCGGCGGAATGGAAACACATCCGGCACATCCAGGAGGCAGAGGAATTCCTGAACGCGGCGCTGGACCAGTATCACCAGCACGAGAGCGTGGACCAGGACGGCAGCAGGAAACAGAAGAGGCAGCGCTTCGACCTGACCAGCGGCCGGACCATCGAACTGACGGACCAGGAACTGATGACCCTGTACGCATGGCAGAAGCGCGAGGCGGCCATGGGCACAAACCACCTGCTGGGTGGCGGCATCAAGCTGGCGAACCCGCAGCGGGGAGCGACCATGCAGGAGTACAGGCTGACGCCGGCGGATCTCCAGGCGTTCAACGATGCGCTGACGGACGAGCAGAAGGCGTATGTGGACCACATGGTGCAGTACCTGAGCACCACCGTGGGCGAATGGGGCAACGAGGTAACGCGGGAACTCTACGGCATCGAGAAATTCCGGGAGCAGTATTACCTGCCCTTCACAGTGGCACAGAGCTATGTGGCACAGCAGCCGGCGACCATGCAGGACCAGCGGATCAAGACGGCCAGCTTCACCAGGGCGCTGACGGACAAGGCCAGCACCACCCTGGAGCTGAGATCCTTCACGGAGATGTGGGCCAGCCATGTGGAGCAGATGAGCGATTTCAACTCGTTCACGTTGCCCATCGAGGACATGGTGAGGCTGATGAACTTCAAGGAAGGAGCATACGATCCGGAAGGGAACTATGTGGGCCAGGGCGACAATGTGCGGCCGCTGATGGAACGCGGATGGGGCAGCAACACGGTGGGCTACATCCACGACTTCCTGTCCAGACTCAACGGAAACAGCCGGAACGAGCGCGGCGGGAGCTGGCTCAATACCATGATGGGCAAGGCCAAAAGCGCAGCGGTGACCTGGAACATCTCGGTGGCATTCCAGCAGGCAGGCGCAGGCGTGAGAGCACTGGCGGAGATGGATCCGCGGGATGTGCTGCCGGCGCTGGTGACCGGCATCGGACGGAACGGCGGATTCGCCAGGAACTATGCGGAGCTTCAGAAGTACGCGCCTATCGCGGTGGAAAAAGCCTGGGGATACTTCGACACCAACATGAACCGGGGCCTGTATCAGCGGGCACAGACCACATGGCGCGGCCGACTGGATGATATGGGCGGCTGGATGGCCAGCATGGGCGATGAGCTGAACTGGAGCCAGATCTGGGACGCCTGTAAGCACGAGATCCGGCGGCTGAATCCGAACATGACGGACGAAGAGGTGAAGCAGCACGCGGCGGACCGCTTTGTGGAGGTGATCGACCGGACGCAGGTGGTGGACAGCATCTTCCAGCGCAGCGCATTTGCGACAGAAAAGGGCATGATGCGCGGGCTGATGAGCTTCATGAGCGAGCCGGTGACGATGTACAACATGATCGTTCGCTGTGTGGACGAATTCCAGGACGCGTACAGGACAAACGACAGCCTGGGCAAGCGGCAGGCGTGGGGCAAGGCGGTGCGAACAGGCATCGGCATCATCCTCAGCGCGGCGCTGACGGCATTCCTCAAGAGCCTGGCCACGGGCCTGCGGGACAGAGACAACGACAAGAAGGACGAGGAAGGGAAAATCATCGGGAACCGGTCCTACTGGGAAAAGGTGTTCGACGCATGGGCACCAAACTTTGGCGAGAACCTGATGGGCCTGACCACGATCTTCGGCAACATGTACGACAACGCGGTGAGCCAGTACGGCAACGGGGACCTGACAACGGCCTGGATCAGCAACCTGTACAACGCGGGCAAGGAGATCCTGAAGGGCGAGAACGCGGACTGGGAAAAGGTGGCATACCGGAGCACACAGGCGCTGTCCAACTTGACGGGCATCGGATTCGCAGGCCTGTACAGGGACGCAAAGGCGATCATCTCCACGACGATGGAGATCATGGATCCAGACAGCCTGAGCGGAACGGCATGGGACCGCAGCAAGCCGTGGGATGTGCGCATGAATACAGCGACAAAATACTACGCCTACAGCAGCGCGGGAAAGAAGCCGGGAATGAAGGTGAAACCAGGATACTACACCGACATGTTGGTCGAGGAATACATGCAGAACGGCATGAGCGAGGACTTCCAGAAAATCGCGGACGCGGCCATCAGCGTGGGAGCGAGCGAAAGCGGCCTGATGAGCAGCTTCAAGGACAAGCTGAAGAAAGCGGAGCCGAGAATCGGACAGGCAGCCAGGGCGCTGGCGGACGGAGACGCGGAAACCTACGACCGGCTGATGGGTGAAATCCTCAAGGGCGGCATCGGATCCAAGGCGGCAATTGCCATGGTGAAGACAGAGTACAACGAGATCGCCGGCATTGAGGAAGAGGAGGAACCGGAGGAACAGACAGGCGAGGGACTGGTGGAGGCGCTCACGGCGGAGGGCAGCACCAACCTGGTGGAGACGATGTACAAAAAACCGTTCATCATGGCGACTATCTCCGGTGACACCAAGGAGGCAAAACGCCTGGGCGACCTGCTGAAGAAGGGCGGCGTATCGCAGGCGGACATGACCACATGGACCACGGAGAAGGTGTTCAGCTCCACCAAGGACACCGGCCTTTACTGGATGATCAAGGAGGGCAAGACAAAAGAAGCCAAGGCGGCCATGCAGTACCTGATCAAGAGTTATCCGGGCGGCCAGCAGGCGGTGAAAAAGCGGGTGCTGAACTGGGCAAAGGGACTGAAGCAAGGCAGCTTCGACTACAAGACGGTGCGGGACGTGCTGCTGGCGGTGGGCTTCAGCCAGCGCGACATCGACAACAACCTGAAGAAATGACAAAGGACCCGCCGGGGGTATAGCAGCCTCCGGCGGGCCGGGGTACAATGAGGATGGGAGGAGGCGATCAAAATGGAGACGGGGACAATTATTGCGCTGGTGGCGATGCTGGTCAGTGCGCTGGGGCTGCTCCTGTCAACGCGAAAGGATACGCGGCAGGACGCAGCCGGCACGGCGAGGATGGAAACCAAGCTGGACAACATCTCCGCAGGCGTGGAGGATATCCGGGTGGAGATCCGGACCATGCGGGACAGGGTGGGCGCTCTGAGCGAGCGCGTATCTGCTGTCGAGAATTCCTGCAAATCGGCACATCACAGGCTGGACATGATCGAAGGAGGAAAAACCAAATGAGGGACTGGAAAAAGTGGGCAAAGGCGGCCGGGATCCGGGCTGTCCGGACATTCGCGGAGGCTGTGTTGGCGTACATCGGGACCGGCGCGGTGGTCCTGGGGGATGTGAACTGGATTGCGGCGCTTTCCGCCGGCGCGTTTGGCGCGGTGACGGCAATCCTGCTGGCGCTGGCCGGACTGCCGGAGGAGAAGGAGTAAATGGACGACAAGCCGTAGACGATTCCGCTGATTGTGGCGGAGACAATGGCCATGCACCTGAGCAGTGAGAACCGGAGGATGTTCATCGCGCTGCTTGCCGTCTGCATCACCATGATTCTGACGGTCATCATATTCGTCAATGGGTACACCATCAGGGAGAAAAACCGGCTGGACACCCAGACACAGACCCCCGCGATCACGGAGGTATACGATGCAGGAGTACACAAATAGCCGGATCCTGGAGCTGATCGATGAGCACATCCATTCCGAGAGGGACAGGAAGATCCTGAAGAGGCGCCTGGTGGACGGGATCACGTTTGAACCGCTGGCGGAGGAATTCGGCATGTCGGTCCGCCAGATCAAGAAAATCGTCTACAAGGCGCAGGAAAAGCTGTTTGTCCACCTGGACAAATGATGCACGAAAGATGCCTGACGGCTTCATTGCCGGCAGGCTTTTTCATGGGATAATAGAGGCAGAAAGGAGGGGGAGCATGACACCGTATCCTTACATCAGCCCGTTCGGCATGATGCCGCAGTATCAGCAGCCTTATCAGCAGCCGGCACAGCAGACCCAGGTGGTCAAGGTGAACGGGGAGAACGGCGCGAGGGCTTACCAGATAGGTGCTAACTCGTCCGCTATTCTCCTGGACGAATCGGGGACCATGATCTGGCTGTGTACAACAGACGGAGCCGGATACAAGACGGTTACGGCGTATGACATCTCACCGCATCAGACGGCGCCGGCACCGGACTACTCCACACTGGAAGAGAGAATCAAGAAACTGGAGGGATTCATGCATGAGCTTACCGCCGATTCTTCAGCAGCTCCAGAGAAATAACCCTGGGATGGCGCAAATCAGGCAGATGATGAGCATGGTAAGAACAGCCGGCAATCCGCAGGCCATGCTGACACAAATGATGCAGAACAATCCGCAGCTTCAAAACGCCATGCGCCTGGTGAAACAGGCGGGCGGAGATCCGAAAAAGGCTTTCTATGATCTCGCACAGCAGCGAGGCGTGGATCCGGAAGAAATCCTGAACATGCTGAAATAATAACAGCGTCCATTGTGGCCAGGTGGACGATTGTTATATATAACGAAAGGAGATATGACAATGGAAAGTGGTACTCTTTCTGCCGCTGATGTGGCTCTGCTGAACAGGGACGATGGTTTTGGCGGCGGCTGGTCCGGCATGATCTGGCTGTTTGCTATCCTGGCGATGTTTGGAGGCGGCGGCTTTGGCGGCTGGGGCGGCGGCAACAACGGCATCAACGCGCTGAACGCGGACATGCAGCGGGGATTCGACACCCAGAACCTGCAGGCGCAGACCAGGGACATCCTGGGCGCGGTAACCAACGGCACGGCGCAGGTTATTTCCGCCAGCTCGCAGAACGCCGCGAACGCCATCAATGCGATTAAGGACGGAAATGCCGCCCTGATCCGCGAATTTGGCAATGTGGAGACTGCCCTGACAGCTATGAGCGGTGTGCAGCAGGAATGCTGCTGCAACATCCTCCGGGCTGTGGATGGCGTGAACTACAACAGCGCCATCAATACTGCGGCCATCAACGCGAATACGACCGCACAGACCCAGAAGATTCTGGACGCGATCATGGGCAACCGCATGGCGGACATGCAGAACCAGATCAACGCGCTTCAGCTCCAGGCTGCTACGGCCGGCGTGCTTCGTTTCCCGTCTGCTTGGACCTATAACGGCGGCGTGTTTCCGCCTGTGACTGGTACGACCGGCGGCGCAACCGCATGAGGATTAGGCCATGCTGATCATCAAGAAGCTGTCGGAGATGATTGACGAGGAGATCAGAGACGCGGATAAGTACATCCATTGTGCTCTGAACTACAAGGACGATCATCCAATGCTGGCGGATACGTTCGCCAGATTGTCGGAGGAAGAAATGCGGCATGTGACCATGCTGCATGAGCAGGTCGTGAGACTGATCGAGGAGCACAGGAAAACCAAGGGCGAACCTCCTGCTGCCATGATGGCGGTGTACGAGTATCTGCACGAGAAGCAGATCGACAGCGTGGCCGATGTCAGAAGACTGCAGGAGATGTTCAAGAGCAGATAGTTTATAGCATATCTGCTACAAGAGAGTCAGGAAATGGCATCATTGCTGGATTTGTATAAGCCCTGCTAAGGGAGTAGTGGCTTTACCGCCAGCCCGGGTTCAAATCCCGGCTTCTCCGCTGAAAAGCCCGTAGACGTTGAGTCTACGGGCGATTTCATTTTTGGAAACTGTGGCCAATTGTGGCGAATTGTTGTGAAATGTGGCGCTTTGTTTATAACACGGTTTATAACACATCCGGCTTCTTCAGCGCATTTGCGGCGGACATGATGGCGTCCTCATCCGGGTGGGCGTAGCGGTCAAGCATGCGGGTGGTGGACCAGCGCATGATCTTCTGGATGGTCTGCGGAGCGATGCTCTCATTGATGGCCAGGGCGGTGGCTGTGGTGTGCCGGCAGGAGTAAGGCTCCAGACGACGGACGCCGGCAGCCTCCAGGGCGGAATAATAATGGCGGTAGAAGGTGTCCTCACGGTGGTAGAGCAGATACCCACCTTCTGTGGTCCGCTCCATGACGGAAGCGAGCACGGGGACGATGGGATCCGGGAGATAAATCGGGCTTTCTCTCCTGACCTTGGTCTTCATGCCGGCGCCGATGATGCGCTGGGCCTGCAGATCCACCATCTCCGGGCGGAGATTCATCAGCTCGCCAGGCATAATACCGGTGTAGATCATGATCAGCGGCAGGGCGGCATCCTGGTCGCCGGATTCGTAGGACTTCCAGAGGGCGGCCTGCTCCTGATCCGTGAAGGGAGTGCGCTTCTTCTCCTTAAGCTCCGGGAGAACGATGTAGGAAGGGAGATCCTTGCTGACCCATCCGTCAGCGCCGGCGAGATCGAAAAGATGCTGCAGCAGCACCTTACAGTCCCGGGCTGTGTAGTACGTTGTGGCGACATTTGACACAACTTCACGCAGAACACGGACATCAATGGTATCCATGGGATAGTGCGAGATGGAAGACAGCTTCCGCCAGGCGCCGCGATAAGCGACCTGTTTGCTGGTGGAGAGCTTCTCCATCTCGCCTTTTTCGTATATGGCCCAGTATTCTGCCAGAGTCGGGGCATTTTTCGCCTGCCGGGGATCCATGGAGATAAGCGTTGGAATGTAATTCAAGGCGTCCTTCTGGAGACGGAAACCACCTTTAGTGCGCCAGACAGGACGCTTATGCAGGCCGTCAGCCGTAGGAACATAGCCGACCACCACGCGGGCCGTCCAGGTGTCGCCGCGTTTGTATACGTTGCCTGTGCCATTGGCACGCTTTGGACGGGTGCGCTTGGCCGGGACGATCTTCCTGCCACAATAGCAGCACAAAACCGCGTCATCCGGGAGCTCGCGGTGGCACTTTGGGCAATTCATGGGATCAGCTCCTTTATGGCCATGCCGGTGGAGGATGGTGAAAATAAGCGGGCTATTGCGAAACCTGCAACAAAAGATCCGGCTGCAATGATAAAAATGCCGGCTTTTTTCATATTACCACCTCCGAAAATCCACATAGCAAACATTCCCGTCATACCTTAAGCGTGATGGGCATCTTGCTTTTCGGCCGGGTGATTGGCCAGGACTTCCATGGCTATCTCCTGGGCACCGGGCGTGGCGTTGCGGTAGGCAATGACAAGCAGCTTCTCCTCATCGGAGAGGACAAGGCCGTCTGCGGGAAGATTCGCGGAGACAATGGTGGGTTCGTTCCAGCCGCACAGGACGGCAGGATCCATCCGCAGCAGCCGGGCGATGGCCTCCAGCTTGTCCAGCGGAATGTTAGTAATGATCCCGCTCTCATATTTGTAGATGTTCTGCTTTGTGGTGCCGACTTCTTTCGCCAGCTCCTCCTGGGTCAGATGCATGGCCTGGCGGGCCTCGCGGATCCGGGAACCAATGTCAACGGGCATTTTCTATCACCTCCAGGGGACTTCATCATAGCATGAAACATGACAGTTTGCAATATTGCAAAGGAAATTAGCAAAAATAACTTGACAGGATACAAATGCTGGTGTATGATGAAGTAAACCGAGAGGTTACATGAGGGAGGAGGTAACACGATGCTGAACAGGAACGCGCTCAGAGCGGAGATCGTCAGAAACGGCATGACGCAAAAGCAGGTGGCGTCAATGATAGGCATGTCTGAGTCCACATTCATCCGAAAGATGACCAATGGCAGCTTTGGTACAGACGAGGCGCAGAAGATGATTGATTTGCTCAACATCTCTGATCCTTGCTGTGTTTTTTTTGCCAAGACGGTAACTTGTAAGGATACGAAAGTGGAGGGAAACTAAGATGGCAGACATGAAGAAGGATTTCCAGAAGGCAGTGAAGGTGTTCCGGGACGAGCTGCCGGCAGTGGGATTCTACAGAGACAACCTGGGCATGCAGCACGAAATGCGGCCGGAGTATCCGAAGGCGATGATGACAGCACAGCAGGAGCGGAAGAAGACGGCCACCGTCAACTTTGGCCGGGAGAGCCAGAAGGACAACTGGACGGCAGCGGAGGCGTTCATGGAGCATCCGGCGTTTGTGGCCTGGCTGGAGAAGTACGCGATCCTGAGCGCAAGGATCGAGACGAGCAACGACCACAATGTGCAGATCCGGGTGAACTGGTAAGGAGGTGGAGGAGATGACGCTGACGGAGCTGGAGGCAAGCACGGTGGAATTCCTGGTGCCGGCGGATGTGGCGGGGATCCTGGGCTGCGACCAGTACGCGATCAACATGCAAGCGAAGGACGATCCGGCGAAGCTGGGATTTCCGGTGAATGTGATGGGCACGCGGGTGCGGATCCCGAGGCGGGCATTCATCCACTGGTTGAAATTCGGAAACGCGCCGCTGGTGGTGGAGGGCGGCACAGGATGGGACGCAGCGCGGGAGCGCTATGTGGAATAGGAGGGATCGGGAATGATGTACGAGATCCAGGCGGTGAAGAAGGGCGACAGGACAAGGACGGCATGCCGGCTGCGGGGATGGTACAAGAGCGACCGCGACATGCTGAAGCAGATGATCAAGCAGGGGTATCGGGTGGTCCAGTGGTTGAAGTATTGAGGAGGTGAGCGGGGATGGTTGACACGATCATTATCTCCGGTTTTGTCGGATTCCTGCTTGGTGGGATTGTCATGGCTGTCGGTGTGTACAAGACATTCTGCGAAGCATGGGACGCCGCATGGAATGACGGGTACCAATTCGGCACGGAGACAATGCTGATTAAGAATGCGAACGAACGGAAAGAAGCAGAGTTGTTCGGACGGGAGGTGAGCGGGGATGGGCGAGAGGAAGTACGACACGACTGATCCCATCATCCTAACTGATGGAATGCTGTCCATGGGACCAGATGACTCGGTTGTTCAGTTCGTGACAAAGGCATACGAGACACAGGATGCATTCATCTTCGAGACGATCCGCCCGTTCTGCGAGGACAAGACCCACATGACCATCACGAAGGACGAACTGATCAGAGCGTTGACCATGCTGAGAGAGCAGGAACCCGTGAAACCGATCACACAGGATGCATGGCCTAACCCGGTCAAGGTATGCGGAAGCTGTGGAAGGTACATTACATACACAGCGGGAAGACCAAGGTATTGCCAGAATTGCGGATCGGAGATGAAGTGGGATGAGTAAACAGGCAAAGAATGTTCTGGGCTGGGTGCTGTCGATGCTGGCGGTGGGCTTCATGTGGACGATGCCGGTATGGATGATCCTGTGGGGGTGGATCTGATGGAGCGCAAGTACGGCGAGAAGATGCGCCACGAAGCGCTGGCGGAGTGTCTGGAGATCATCGAGGCACAGAGGCGGAACTTCAGCCAGGGCAGCGGCCTCACGCCGAAAGAGGGCTATGAGATGGCCTGGGCGCGGGAGAACGTGAACCGGCTGGTGGTGCAGGAAATGATGCGGGAGTACAGGACCGACATGGAAAAGGAGGAAAAAGCGCGTGGCTAAGGACCTGACGGTGAAGATCAAGCTGGAGATAAACGGAGAAAAGGAGAGGGTGGAGGCGCGGGGCATGATCCTGCTGGTGAACCAGGACAATAGAACCGGGTGCATCTGCGGCGGCATGATCCAGCCGGAGAAAATAGCGGCAGCGCTGATCCACCATGCACTCAGCCGGCAGGACGGGAGCAACCTGGTGCGGGACCTGGTGACGCAGATCATGATCCGGGGATGTCAGGAGCAGGAACTGGTGGACAGTGCCAGCTTCGTGCTGGAAACGGCGCGGATGATCAAGGAAGTGCTGGGGCAGGAAGGGGAGAACGGGGATTGAGCCGGCGGAAACTACCGGTGGAGTCCGAGACGGACCGGGCAATGCTGGGAAATCGCTACAAGTGCGCCTACTGCGGAAAGACCTTCCATATCCCCTGGAAAAACCTTGAGGAGTGGGGCTGGGCGGTGGGCAGCAGAGCATGCTGCAGCTACACCTGCATGCGGGCGCTGGACCGGCTGCTGGACGAGATCGAGACGGAGAAGAAGCGGGGCAGCCGGAGCTTCCGGATGTACGAGGACTGGGCAGCGGGGATGAGCTGCCTGCAACTGCAGGAGAAATATAAAGAGCAGTATGGGAACATCTACACGAGGTTGCTGATGCTGGAGGCAAGGCATCCGAGAATCACCTGGAGGATACGGCAGGAGAAGGGAGCGGTGAAACGTGCTGCTGATGACACAGGACGACGTGGTGGAGGAACTGAGGAAACAGGCGGACGACCTGGAGATGGTTGATCCTGGGAGCCATGACGCGCAGGTGCTGCTGGTGGCGGCAGACCTGATCCAGCGGATGAGCCTGCAGCGGGCGGGGGGCGCCAGGCTCCTGAAGGCGGACCAGATCTGGGAGACGGACCCGGTGTGGATCGAGTTTATCAGCGGCATGGAGGGCGGACCGGTGCGGCCGGACACGCGGACCGGGGGCCTGTGGAAGCTCTCCAGCGGGCCGGTGGTGTATCTGCTGGAGGAGCGGGGCTATGGCCGGAGCTGGCGCTGCTGGGACCGGGAACCTACATTAAAAGAGAAAACGGAGGCTGAGTGGAAATGACCCAGGGCATGGAGTATGTACGGCAGAGCGCCATGGACGTGGCCCACAAGCTGCTGGAGCTTGCAGGAACAGGGATGCTGGCGCCCAGGGTGGAGGAGCTCATGTGCCAGGCGGCGGGCTACATCATCCAGCACGAGGGCATGCTGGAGAAGATCCAGGAGGAGCTGTACCTGATCGAGGAAAGACTGGCCATCCAGCTTGAGAGCGAGGAGGCGGAAGAGAATGATGGGAAATGAGGAGATGCGGGCCCTGATCCGGCAGACAGAGACGGACGCGGTGCTGTTCCTCCTGAAAACAGGCTGGCTCCAGCAGCACGACCGGGCCATCAGCGGGACAGAGCGGGAAGTTGAGGACGCGGAGGTCCTGGAGCTGAAGGACGCGGAGGGCATGGCCTTTGTGTGGCTGGAGAACTACAACATCGAGCAACTGGTGGCGGTGCGGCCGGCGGGGCGGACCAGGATCTTCAGCGATGATTACGAGGAGCTGCACTACTGGAAGAGCGGGGAGGAGCTGAAGCTGCCCGTCAAGTGCTACGGCACAGTCTGGCGGCTGTGGGACGCAAAACCCACCTGGGCGCTGCAGGAGGGGACACCATGGGAGAATCAGACGGAGGCAGAAGCAGCGGCCAAGGCGGACGATGAGGACAAGAGCGGCTGGTATTCGGACGAGAGTCCGACACAGGCGCCGTAAGGAGGGAAAGCATGGACGAGCAACTGATACTGTTTTCGAAGGTATACGCGCAACTGGTGGGGATCCGGGAGGCAGTCAAAGAGATTGACAAGGAATCGAAAAAGTTGTTGATGGCGATGCGGTGGGAGGAATCCGGGAACATCGCGAACGCGATCATCACCATGACGCAGTGGATCAAAGCCAGGGCGTACGGGATCATGCACAGCGCGGTCGAATTCGTGGAGAACGGGCCATACGAGGGCCAGAAGCCGGGAAAGACGCCGCTGGAGGGACTGGCGGAGGAGGGCGAGAGCGATGACGGACACGAGAGCAGAGATGCAGGCCAGGAAACTGATCCGAGTGATCGACGCAGCGAGGGAACGCAGGGGCATTAAGCATACCGAAATGGCAAAGCTGACGGAAACGACGAGCAACAACTGGTACAGCGTGAGGAATGGACAACACTTTCCCAGCCTGTGGCTGACAATCCGCTATGCGAACGCGGTGGGATTGCGGCTGGCACTGATGCCGGCGGAGGAGGGCAAGCGCGATGAGTGAGAAGTGCGGGAGCTGCAAAAACCCGCAGCCGAAGGTGGAGATCGTGAAGCACGGCCGGATGTATGACCGGAAAGTCACATTCGAGTGCAGCTGCGGCTGCGTGTTCCGGACCCAGCCGGAGGGCAGGGTCTGGAAGGGCATGAGCTGGTGGTATGCAGCACACTGCCCGGAGTGCTGGAACGTGGCCAAGGTGGAGGACGAGATCGGGAACGACCTGGAGGACTGAAAAAAAGACGAGCAGCCCAGGGTGAAGGCAGGCGGTGCGGACATCCTGGGCGCTTGGCGTTGAGCAGGAACCGTTGGAGGAGGTGAGCGGGGATGAAGTGCCCATGGTGCGGAAAGGAGAACGGGAAACTGCGTATGGTGATCTACATCACCAAGAATGAGTATCACGCAGCGCGGGTGTGCGCCAGATGCCGGAAAGCGTATTTGAGGAAACTGGGCGCAAAGTAAAGGAAAAGAGAGCCACAAACAAAGCCTGGGGAACCAGGCTATAGAGGCTCGTATGGGGCACTAACAACTGGACCATATCCTGCAGCAGGGACGATGGGAAGACCCGGGGGGTGCGGGGGCGCACCCCCGCAGGCCGCTCCGCAGGGCTGTTCGTTTCTTCGGGAGGGGAATCACGATGACGGAATGGGAAGACCTGTTTGACCGGCGGGGGATGACGCCGCTGGATGAGATCCTGATGGCGAACAATCCGAGCTGGCTGCCGGCGGGGAGATTCGGGTACAGGACGAAGACGATCATCTCCGGGGAGATGGTGGAGGCGGAGATCTATCCGCTGTTCGGGCGGAGCATGGAGCGGACGGCCAGACGGGTGAGGGAGAAGCGGACGCCGGAGCAGAAGGAGCAGGCGAACCAGCGGGCAGCGATCCGGCGGGTGATCCGGCTGGCGAACTGCAACTTCACGGACCAGGACATTCACCTGACGCTGACCTATGCCATCAAGCCGCCGAGCTTCGAGCAGTCACAGAAGGATGTGCGGAACTTCCTGCGGCGGGTGAAGAGGCTGAGGGAGAAGCGGCACCTGCCGGAGCTGAAGTACATATACGCCATCGAGGACGAGCAGAACGGGGAGAAGAAAAGGATCCACTGCCACATGCTGATGTCTGGCGGAATCAGCCGGGAGGAGCTGGAGGCGTGCTGGAAGAAGGGATGGGCGAACGCGGACAGACTGCAGCCGGACGAGCGGGGACTGGAGGCCATCGCCAGGTACATCACGAAGAGCCAGCGAAACCGGAAGAAGTGGGTGTGCAGCATGGGCCTGAAGCAGCCGAAGGTGCGGACCAGCGACACGAAGCTGTCGAACCGGCGGGTGCAGCGGCTGGCGGAGGAGCTGCCGGCGGTGTGGAAGGAGATCCTGCGGAAGGTGTATCCGGATTGTGAGCCGGTAGACCTGGAGGTATACAGGAGCGATGTGATGCCGGGTGTTTTTATCAGGGCGCTGATGCACAGACAGCGCACAAAGCAGAATGAGTAAGCGCAAGGGAAAACACTACAGCGGGGTGCAGATGATCTGTCCGTATTTCTGCCGGGAGGAGGACAGCGCGATCTGCTGCCAGAGCGGCGAGTGCGGCGGCATGCGGCTGAGGATGGCCTTCCGGAGCATCGAGGCGAAAAAACGCTGGGCCGGCAGGCACTGTGAGAGCCATGAATACTGGCACTGTCCGCTGTGTGAAATGATCGACGAGGAGGAACGGCTGCGGGAAGACGGGCAGTCCTGATTGCCGTATCCAAAACCGAAACAGCCCCACGGACGGGCGCAGGCGCGGGTGCGCGTGCGCGTATTATTGTTGACTAAGGAAAACCGGGGCAGCCAAAACCGAAACAGAACCGAAACAAAACCGAAACAAGTCTACGCGTGCGCGGGGGGTATAGTCTCCGCGTTTTTTGTATGCCATGATAGGGACAGAAGGGGGTGGAGGCATGCGCAAGGACTGGCTGGCGATCAAGGCGGAGTATGTGACCGGAAAGATCAGCATCCGGGAGCTGGCGGAGAAATACCACATCAGCCTGTCCACCATCGGCACCAGAGCAGCACGGGAAGACTGGGCAGAGGAGAGGGACAAGGAGCGCGGAAAGATAGCGGCGTCTGTCCGGGAGAGGACGCGGGAGAAAAGGATCAAGCGGGAGGCGGCAGCGCTGGAGCGCATCACGGACCAGGCGGAGACGATCATAGACCAGGTGGCGGAAAGCCTGAAGGATCCGGAGCAGCTATACCGGCATGTAATCTATACCATGAAGGGCATCCAGGAGGAGCAGGTCCTGGGCAAACTGGACACCAAAGCGGCGCGGGATTATGTGAGCATGCTGCTGGACCTGCAATCCCTGATGTCGGACATGGGCGGCATCCTGGACAAGAAGACGGCGGAGGAGCTGAAGCTGAAGCGGGCACGGCTGAACCTGGACAGGCAAAAGGCAGGCATGGAAAAGGCTGACGACACAGAGACAGGCATAGCCCTGCTGCCGGCGGTGGAGGAGCAGGCGGAAAGCGAGGTAATCGTGGGTGACGGCACGGACGAAACCCCGTGAGCGGAGGATCATCTGGCAGCCCCAGGAGCGGCAGCGGATTTTCCTGTCCAGGGGCGAGGACGAGGCGCTGTACGGAGGAGCGGCCGGCGGCGGGAAAAGCGACGCACTGCTGATGGACGCGCTGCGCCAGGTGGAGATCCCCAACTATAAGGCGCTCATCCTCCGGAAAACGTATCCGCAGCTATCGGAACTGATCGACCGGAGCCGGTGGCTTTACATGCGCATCTATCCGAATGCCAGGTACAACGCGAGCGAGCATGTATGGCGGTTCCCGTCCGGTGCGCAGATCCGGTTCGGAAGCATCAATCATCCGCAAGACCGCATCAATTACCAGGGGCACCAGTACGACTTCCTGGCCATGGACGAGGCGACGCACTTCACCCAGGACGAGGTGGAATTCCTCCTAAGCCGGAACAGACCGAGCGGACCGGGCACGCGGGTGTATGCGAGGTTTGCCACAAATCCTGGCGGGATCGGGCATGTCTACTTCAAAAGGCGCTTCATTGATCCGGCGCCTCCGGGGACACGCATCACGGAGCGGATCCGGGTGCAGTATCCGGACGGGCACGCGGAGATCCGGACGCAGAGCAGGGTGTTCATTCCGAGCACGGTTTTCGACAACAAGATCCTGCTGGAGCATGATCCGCAGTACCTGACGCGGCTGGCGAGCCTGCCGGAACAGCAGCGGCGTCAGCTTCTGGAGGGGAGCTGGGACTACTACGCGGGGCAGGTGTTCGGGGAATGGCGGAACGATCCGGGGCACTATCTGGACCAGCGGTGGACGCATGTGATCAAGCCGTTTGAAATCCCTGCCTGGTGGAGGATCTACCGGGGGCTGGACTGGGGATATGAGCGGCCGTTCTCGGTGGGCTGGTACGCGGTGAACGGGGACGGGCGGATGTACAGGATCCGGGAGTATTACGGCACCAACGGCCAGAGCAACACGGGCCTGCGCCTGACGCCGGACACGGTGGCAAGGAAAATCAGACAAATCGAGAATGAGGACCCGAACCTGAAGGGCAGGACCATCATCGGGATCGCGGACCCGGCCATCATGCACAGCCAGACGGGACCGGAGACGACGGTGGAGTATCTGATGCGCAAGGGCGCGGGGATCCACTGGCTGCCGGGCAAGCACGACCGTTTCCAGGGCCTCATGCAGTGCCATTACAGACTGGCATTCGACGAGGACGGGCGGCCAATGTTCTACACCTTCAGCACCTGCAGGCACTTCATTGAACTGGTGCCGGCGCTGGTATACGACGAGGCGGATCCGGAGGATGTGAACACAGACATGGAAGACCACATCTATGACGAATGGCGGTATGTGTGCATGGCGAACCCATGCAAGGCGCGGGAGAGCGCAAAGCCGCCGGCGTATGACGGAGACGATCCGCTGAACCTGCGGCCGGAGAACAAGGAGAAACCACTGTTCTACAGGATTTGAGGAGGAGAAACAAAATGGCGAAGAGAACGAGCGAGGACATCCTGCAGGAGATGAAGCAGGCGGGCCTGGCGGACAAGGACTACCGGCCAGACCAGGGGCCGGCGGTGGAAGTGCGGCCGCAGGATCCGGTGGGCATGGCACAGGAACTGATGGGGCAACCGGTGGCCACCATGAGCGAGGCGCCTCAGCCTGTGCAGGCGGCCATGCCGCAGCCGATGGCGCAGCCCATGCCGGAGCCGATGGTACAGGCCATGGCACAGCCCATGAAGCAGGCCATCGGGAAGGAAGAGCTGGAGAAAGCGAGGGAAAAGCTGCACCGCTACATGGCCAGCAAGGCGAGCAATGACGCGAGAATCGCGGATGATGAGGACTGGTGGAGGCTGAGGCACTGGGCGCTGGTGCGCATGAAGTACGGGGACAAGCGGACGGAACTGCTGACGCCACGGTCCGCCTGGATGCTGAACAGCATCATGAACAAGCACGCGGACGCCATGGATCAGGCACCCACCTGCACAGTGCTCCCCCGGGCGGAGGACGACATCCAGGACGCGGAACAGCTCTCCAGCATCCTGCCGGTGATCCTGGAGGCGAACGACTGGGAGCAGACCTATGACCACAGTTGGTGGACAAAACTCAAAACGGGCACGCGGGTGATCGGCGTATTCTGGGACAGCAGCAAGGAGAACGGCGCCGGAGACATCGCCATCCGGGAAGTGGATGTACTGAATCTGTTCTGGGAGCCGGGAATCCGGGACATCCAGCAGAGTGACGCGGTATTCTGCCTGCAGCGGATGACGATGGAGAAGCTGGAGGAAGTGTATGGCGAGCGGGTGAAGGACTTCCAGGGCGGCGAGGGCGAGCGGCCGGTGGAGTACAGGCACGACGATCCGCAGGACCGGGGCGAGATGGTGACGGTGGTGGACTGGTACTACAAGAAGCGCAGCCCAACGGGCCGGACGGTGCTGCACCTGTGCAAATGGGTGGGGGACAGAATCCTGTACGCCACGGAGAACGAACCGGACATGGCGGAAACCGGATGGTATGAGGACGGCAGCTATCCGTTTGTGGTGGACCCGCTCTATCCAATCGCGGACAGCATCTGCGGATTCGGAGAAGTAGACATCATGCGGGATCCGCAGACCTTCATCGACAAGATGGACGAGATCATTTTGAGAAACGCAATGATGGCCGGGAAAAAGCGGTGGTTTGTCCAGACAGGCGGTGGGATCAACGAGGACGAGTACACAGACTGGGAGCGGGACATCGTTCATGTGGAGGGCGCCATGGACGAGACGGCGCTGCGGGAGATCCAGGTGAACGAGCTGAACGCGGGAATCTATAACATCCGGCAGGCCAAGATCGACGAGATGAAGGAGACGAGCGGCAACCGGGACTTCAGCCAGGGCGGGAGCAGCGCGGGCATCACAGCGGCCAGCGCCATCGCGGCGCTCCAGGAGGCGGGCAGCAAGCTGTCGAGGGACATGATCAAGGCCAGCTACCGGGCGTTTGTGCAGGTGTGCAGCCTGGTGATCGAGCGGATCAGGCAATTCTACGATGTGCCGCGTGTTTTCCGCATCACGGGGGAGCAGGGCGAGCAGGAATTCGTGGAGTACGGGAACGCGGGCATCAAGCCGCAGACCATGGACGCGGGATTCGGGATCCAGGGCGGCCGGCGGCCGATATTCGACATGAAGGTGAAGTCAGAAAAAAATTCTCCCTTCAGCCGGATCAGCCAGAACGAACTGGCCAAGGAGCTGTACGCGGCCGGCGTATTCAATCCGGAAATGGCGGACCAGGCGCTCATGCTTTTGGATATGATGGATTTCGAGGGCATCGACCAGCTCAGGAAGAAGATCAGCGAGCGCGGCACGCTGTTTGATCAGATGCAGCAGCAGATCATGGCGCTGACGCAACAGGTGCTGGCGCTGGGCGGCGGACAGGTGACGCCGGCAGGCATGGATCAGGGCATGCCGGGCGCTCCCATGGCGGGCGGAGCAGAAGGAGAGACGGGAGCCGGGAAACAGGGCACCGACCCGACAAGGGACGCATTCCAGGGCTACACCAATACACTGCCGCAGCGGGCGGCTGAACGTGCGCGGAACGTGAGCGCGGTCAGGTAAGAGAGGAGGGAGAGCATGGCGACATTCCAGATGGACATGCCGCCGGCACTGAGCGGGCAGAACCAGGACATGCAGGCCATGCGCTCGTACATCGCTCGGCTGGTGGACAGACTGCTGTACACACTGAACCACATCGACAGCGAGAACCTGGTGGAGGGCGGCGTCTCCATCGGAAAGATCAGCGGCGGGAGCGGCGCAATTGCCCAGGCGGCGGCCCAGGAGATGGCGGCCAGCCAGCAGGGCTACAGCACGGTGCAGCACCTGCGGGCCCAGGTAGCGGAGATCGTGACGGCGGTGATCCAGCACGCGGTGGTGGATTGGGCCAACCTGAAGCACATGGTGGCGGACACGGCCATTGTGGCGGACTTTGTGGGCGAGAAGATGTTCATCGACCGGCTGGGAGTGACCTCCGAACAGGTGGTGGACCTGACGGTGGGCACGCTGTGCATCCGGGCGGCGGACGGAAACTATTACACCCTGGACGTGGACCTGGACAGCGGGACGGTGACGGCCACCCAGACCACGGTGAGCGTGGACGAGATGGCGGCCGGGAAGACGGAGAGCGGGCGGCACATCATCGACAGCGACCTGACGGTGCAGGAGCTGAACGCCACCAGCGTGAAGGCGGTGGAGGCACTGATCTCAAGGATCATTGCCACCAGAATCGACGTGGACGAGTTGTTCGCCAGGGAGGCCACCATCCAGAAGATCACCGCCGGGGAGATTGCCAGCCGGCTGGGGGAAAGCCTGAACCTGTCCAGCAACACAAGCATACAGACGAAGGTGCGGCAGAACGCGAGGGCTGGGGACGCACAGGTGCGCTCGGACATGGCGCAGATCGGCGTGACGGCCAACAGTGCATGGATGGGCGTACAGGACCTGCAGAACGGGATCGGAACCCACCTGATCGTGGAGAACGACAAGGTGCGGATAACGCAGGACCGGACAAGGGACTGGGAACAGCAGCTCACAGCGCAGGAACTGCGATTCGTGAACCGGACCACGGGAAAGGTGGCGGCCAGCTTCGGCATTAACGGCGGCTATGCAGACAGACTGCAGAGCTACGAGAAGATGTCCGTGGGCACGGCGGCGGGATGGTATGACATGGCCATGACAACGGAGGGCGTCGCGGACAAATGGCGTGGAGGAGCAGGCAAGGCGATCTTCACGCAGGAACCGGAGGACCAGCGGACCACACAGGGCGGCAGCTTCACCCTGACAGCGGCGGCGGAGAACGCCGGCGGCGTGTACCAGTGGCAGCGGCGGAACCGGGGAACGGACACATGGACGGACATCAGTGGCGCGACACGCGCGAGCTGGACAGGAACGGCGGACGAGACAGCCCTGGGCATGGAATACTGCTGCACAGCGGGGAGCGCCAGGAGCCGGACGGTGCGGGTGTTTGTGAGCGGGGCGCCGGTGATCAGCAGCTTCAGCGCCAGCGGCAGCACGCTGACGGGAACCACGGCGGGCACGGTGACGGCATGGCACTGGGAAAAGCACACAGGGACAGCCTGGGCGGACATCTCCACGGCAGCCGGCACGGCAGCGGCCACAGGAGCCGGGCGCTATCGCCTGGTGGTGGAGGACAGCGGCGGACGGAAGGCGGTTTCA